ATATATTGGATATATAACTGAATTTACTGAGTTAGTAACAAATAACGACAATGCCGTGGTGGCTTGTTGAATAACAATTAATAAAAGAAATTTATATGGACTTAAAAATAAACGAAGAATTTAAGTCCCTCATTCCGAAGTTGACAGCCGAAGAATACGAGGGACTCGAAGCAAGCATAATTCAAGAAGGATGCCGAGATAAAATAGTAACTTGGAAAGGTTACATTATCGATGGGCACAACCGCTATGAAATATGCAATAAACATAGTATAGCATTTGAGTGTTTAGAAAAAGACAATTTTGAAACCGAAGCTGATGTTAAGCTGTGGATGATCAATAACCAGTTCAACCGCCGTAATTTGCCTATAGCAACAAGAATGAAGCTGGCATATAGGTTTAAGGAGATTGAAGCTGAGAAGGCTAGGGATAGGCAAGGAACTAGAACTGATTTAATAGAAAATAATAACATTAGCCTACCAGTAGGCTTACGAGAAGAAAAAGGAAAAACCTTAGAAAAACTAGCTCAAAAAGCAGGGGTAAGCCGCGCTACAGCCGAACAATACGATGCTATCCAACGCAAAGGCACGGACGAACAAAAAGCGAAAGTAGACGCTGGCGATTCTAGTATTAAGAAAGTTTATACTCAAATACAGCGAGCCGAGCGTTTAGAAAAGAACCAAGCAACAGAATGGCCAAAAGGTAAATACAGAGTTATTTATGCAGATCCACCTTGGAAGTATGACGATGAACGTTCTGGCATGGGTGGAGCTATAGATCAATATGACCTTATGGAGTTAGAAGACATAAAAGCATTGCCAGTCAAAGATTTAGCTGAAACTGATGCCGTATTGTTCATGTGGGCTACTGCTCCATTACTTAAGGAAGGCATAGAAGTAGTAGAATCGTGGGGATTCAAATACAAAACGCATATGATTTGGAATAAGACAAAAGGCAGCTGTACTCCTGATACAAAAGATCGGCCTAATTCTGTACAAACAATTGATCGTACGGGTCGTCATTCAGAGAAGCCAGAAGAATTTAGGAAAATCATTGAAACGCTGTATACCTATGGCAACAAGGTAGAGCTATTTGCACGTACAGCACCAGAGGGATGGGGGGCTTATGGTAACGAAATCAGAAGGTAATCGTTTATATCAAGAACGCTTGATTCCAGCGCAACGATTTTAAGATCATTGTGCATATTGGATACAAAAAACCTTGCACATAACTATCGGTAATTTTCAAAGTAAAGATTATCAATTTAAATTCGGGGAAAACATTCAAGGAGTTGAAATAAAACATGATATGCAGTTTGCAAAAACTGGTAATTTATGGATAGAAGTAAGGCACAGAAAGAACACAGAAGAAAAATATTACAATGGTGGAATAATGAGAGCAAATAATACTTGGCTTTATGCAATTGGTAATTATGAAGAGCTGTATCTTTTTTCTGTTAAAGGGTTAAGAAATATTTTAAACGAAAAACAGTATGAAATTAAATCAAACAATCTAGATACATCACAAGGTTTTCTACTATCAAAAAAAGATGCCGAGTATTATTGCGCTGCAAAAATAGAAACATACGATATCGCCAAGAAAGATGATTATAAAATCAACGTTGATATAGAAGAATTAGATTTTGACGAATCAAACGCTAACAACCGTCCAAATAAAGATTTTGATGGGTACGTTAATGGCAAGTTAGTGTCTTTTAAAATGGAAAAGAGAACTTTTGCAAAGCCTAGATTTAAAAATGATTTTGCTGATGATGTACAAAAAGTGTGTATGTTTAACTTTGTAATAGAAGGAAAATCAGAACCTATAAAGATGTCCAGAATGACTGGTACTAAGATCAACACCGAAGCAAAACATATAAAAGCTAAGGGTAGAGGTAAAAAGGAACAAGAGGAATATAACGCTTTAACTGAAATGTGTATTAAGCTGGGTATTTTTAATATACAAGATGTAAGAAATGATAATACTAAAACTCTACTAGAGAATTTAAAAAATGCTTACAAAACTATTTCAGAAGAAAACCCTATTTATATAAAAACTAAATTAGCAAGATGCGAAGATCAAAAAGGTTCTTACTTCAAGGAATTTTATGATTCTGAAAATATAGATATTTCAACTATTAAACTAACAAACATGGAGAATAAAAATGTCATCACTAAATAAAGTAACATTAATCGGAAACTTAGGAAAAGACCCAGAAATTAGAACTACTGGAGATGGTAAAGAAATTGCCAATTTCAGTGTTGCCACAAGAGAGACTTGGAAAGATAAAACAACAGGCGAGAAAAAAGATAAAACAGAGTGGCATAGGGTAGTATGTTTTAATGAAGGTTTAACACGAGTAATAAAAAGCTACGTGAAGAAAGGTAGCAAGATATATGTTGAAGGCCAGCTACAAACTAGAAAATGGACGAATCAAGAAGGGCAAGAAGTATATACAACAGAGGTTATCTTACAAAATTATAACTCTAGTTTAATTCTACTTGACTCTAAAGGTGAGAATGCACCACAAGGAGCTAATAACGCAAGCGTAGTAAATAAGCCAGAATTTAAAAATGAAGAACTGGATGATGAGATACCATTTTAGGAGGTAAGTATAATTAAGATAAAATTGCCTGAAATATACGCTGAGGCAAACTCGACCGTAAAGCGACTCTTTCCATTTTGGAAATGGTTCAAAAAAAAGGTGATCGTAACGTAATTCGCAAGTTATATACAATAAGAGACCATTTTAAAAACCATGGCAATACTTAAAGACACCATCTACACAATATATTTACTAAGCTTTGCCCTACCATTCTTAAAATTACTGCAAATACCAGTAATAAAAGAATGGTCATGGCTGACAGTAATAGCACCATTTTGGACAACAACATGCATAGGATTAATTGTTGGTTGGTTTATGTTGGTTTTAGATAGGTATTAATTGTAATATTTTTTTGTACACTGCTTTTTATAATTTATCAATTAAATCTACAGATTCCGCAAGTTTGTCTAATTTTTCTTGACTAAGTATTATCTCTTTTTCTTTTAAAGAGACATAACCATCTTGTTGCAGTCGCTTTAAAAATTTATATACATAGGCTTTTGTACAACCTGTTTTTGTGGCTATGATTTTTATAGGCACATCGCTTTTGTGATTTATACTGGTCTTGTATATTATTTCTAATATTGTTTTTTGCTTTTCTGAAAATTTATGCGTTTTTTTAATGACATCTATAAGTTTCATTTTTAACCTCCTCTAAATTAACGTGGGTTATTGCAATTTCAGCTGTTCTATTAACATGTTGAAAGTCATAAAAAGTTTTAAAAAACACTAAATCTTTATAATTAAAGTCACGTCCACTCCCTTTGCATTTTAGTATAATTTCCTCAGCGATATACTCTCCTCCTTTTTTGCATAAATCGGTAAAGATATAAATAGTGTATCCATTTTTTACTGTTTTAGAATCGAAGTGTGCGTAAAATGTATTCATTTTTTTTCTCCTATTTATGTTATAACTATAGTATAACTTTTTTTATACTATAAGTCAACTACTTTTAAATAAAAAATATAATAAATAGATAAAAGTAGGCGTCTTTAACTGACGGCCAATCTACTTGCTTTTTAGCTGTGGTATAATAAAAAAGAAAAAACCACATGCTAAATTGGACATCTAAAACTATTCAAATATCAGAATTAAAAGAATATGAACATAATCCCCGCAGGATAGGTAAAAAAGAGTTTGAAAAATTAGTAAGCTCTATAAAAGAAGATGGTTATCACCAGCGTATTATAGCCAATCAAGACAATGTTATTATTGGTGGACATCAGCGTAAGAAAGCATTACTTGAAGCTGGTTTAAAAGAAACTGATACAGTAGAAGTTCTTATTCCAGATCGCAAGCTTACTCAAGAAGAGTTAGACCGCATTAATATAAGAGATAACTTATCATTTGGCGAGTATGACTTTGATATACTTGCTAACAGATTTAATGTTGAAACTCTTGTAGATTTCGGCTTGCCTGGAGATATGTTAGTTGGCTTTGGTGATGATAATCTGCTTGCTGATTCAGAGGATAGCTCAGAATTGGAAGCTCTACCAGCAGAGCCTAAAGCAAGATTAGGTGATGTGTATATATTAGGCAACCATCGCCTGATGTGCGGAGATAGTACAAACCCACAGCATGTAGATAAGCTATTAAATGGTGCAAATCCAATATTGATGGTAACTGACCCACCTTACGGAGTTAACTATAAGCCAGAGTGGCGTGAGAAAGTAGGTAGAGGAGCTAGAAATACGGGCAAAGTATTAAATGATGATAGATATGACTGGAGCGAGG